AAGAGTCCTGCCCGGGAAAGAATCTCCCCCCGGGAGTGCGAATTCCGTTGCAGGACAGGCGAATTCGGGCGTCGAATTCGCTTATGTACCAACGGAATCCGCGGAGTCGCCGGGTAACGCGAACGGTATTGGTAGACAAGGCGTTTCGGACGCCGAACTAGCCTATGCGGCGATGGAATCCGAACGCGAGGCGTTGCCTCCCGATCATCCGCTATGGGATAACGCCCCGTGGTTAGAGGACTTCCGCGATATCCCGACCAATGCGACGTGGCCGCGCCTCATGTCGGCGCCTCATCCGCGCGCCGTTGGGAGTTGGGGCGCGGAAGTGTGCCGATTCGCGGAGAAACACGACGGACGCCCTCTCCGCTACTGGCAAGCTCTCGCCGTTACCCGAATGTTGGAGTACGACGCGGACGACCGCCTCGTGTGGGACCAATGGCTACTATCCACGTCGCGGCAGGTCGGGAAGTCGTATCTCCTGCGGATTCTCGCTATGTGGCGACTGGATCAGGCGGAGTGGTTCGGAGAGGAACAGTTAGTCCTTCACACGGGAAAGGATCTCCCGGTATGCCGAGAGGTTCAGCGTCCGGCGCGGACGTGGGCGCGGCGTCACAAACACGACGGTTTCGGCGCCCGGGAAGTGAACGGACAGGAAGAGGTTTCGGCGCCGGACGGTTCCCGTTGGATTATCCGGGGACGCGATTCCGTCTATGGGTATTCCGCGTCCCTAGCGTTCGTGGACGAGGCATGGTGCGTTGGCGTAACCGTCGTTGACGAGGGTTTGGAACCGACCATGACGGAACGGGAACAGTCGCAGCTCGGTTTGATCTCTACCGCCCACAGGCGTTCGACGTCCCTGTTCCCGTCGCGGCGATCTCTCGCCCTGGATCACGTAGACGACCCGGAGGACGTCCTCATCCTGGAATGGTCCGCGCCTCCCGGGTCGGCGTTGGGCGACGAGGCGGCGTGGAGGGCGGCGTCCCCGCATTGGTCGGACCGGCGGGCGACTCTCATGCGGGCGAAGTTGGATCGGGCGGTAGCGGGCGAGGCGGACCCGGAGGACGGCGACGAGGATCCTTTGGAGTCGTTCCGGTCCCAATGGCTTAACGACTGGTCGGTAGAACGTCAGGCGCGCCTCTCCGGGCGGGATGAACCGTTGACGAACGCGGAGACGTGGGCGGGCGCCCTGGACCTGAATGCGAACGTCATCCCGGGATGCCCGGTCGCGATCTCGTGTGAGGACAACTACGGGAACGGCGCGGCGGTCGCGTTCGCGTGCCAGCTCCCGGACGGGCGGACCCTCGTGTCCGGTTCCACGTTCGCGAGGCGTTCACAGGCGGCGATTCAGGCGGTCGAGCTGGCATCCCGCTACCCGGGCGCCCGCCTGTGTCTACCGGCGTCCCTGCGGGCGGCGGAAGGCTTCCCGCGCCCGCCTCTCGTGGACGCCGTCGTAGACGTGGGGACTCCCGCTATGCGGGACGGACTCCCACTCGTCCGGGAGCTGCTAGGCGAGGGTCGTCTAGTCCACGACGGCGGCGACGACCTCGCGGGACAAGTGATCGCCGCCCTCGTCGTCCCGGCGTCTACCGGTCTCGCCGTGTCGCCCCGGTCGCCTCGCGCGGATCTCCTACGCGCCGCCGTGTTCGCGGTCCACGACGTCATGCGGGCGCCGGTCGTGTTCGAACCTCCGGCGATTTTCTAATGGAATGCCTCGCGATCCTCGCCGCGTTCATCATCATTTGGCGGTCCGTAGAGGCGGCGTGGAAAGACATTCGCCGGAAGGGTAACTAATGGGACGCCTAGCGGAATGGTTCGGTTTCGAAGAGAGGTCCCCGCGTCCGGCGTCGTCGCGGATCCTCACGGCGACGGACGGGCGGGACATTCTTTACAACTCGCCGGATGGTTGGGAAGTCGATCAACCTTGGTTGTGGTGGACCGGTCCGGCGGGCGGCGACGGGACCGGGGGACCGTGGGGGAACCCGCCTCCCGGCGCGGACGCCGGTCTCGCGGCGGCGGGTAACCTCCCGGCGGTCGCCCGTTGTACGTCGATCATTTGCGACACGATCGCCGGTCTCCCATGGCACATTTTCACGGGATGGAATCAGCTAAACACGCCGTCGTGGATAGAGGACCCGCAAGCTCTCCGCCGGGACGGGCGGATTATCTCCGCGTCGTCCGATCAGGTCCGCCTATCGGCGGTCGAGTTTTGGGCGCAATGGATCACGTCCGCCCTATGGTTCGGGGACGGTTACCTCTACGTCCCGGTCCGGGACGCGGCGGGCGCCCCGAAACCGCCGCTATGGATCCTTCACCCGCAGGACGTCGATATCCACGACGGGCGTTACTGGATCCATGACAGTGACGTCCCGTTCGCGGATGGAGAGATCGTCCATCTACGCGGCGAACCGCCCTATAAAAAGGGTCACGGGTCCGGCGTGATCGACCGACACGGCGCGGATCTCGCATTGGCGGCGACGGTTCGGAGCTATGCCGGGTCCACGTTCGGGACGGGCGTCCCCGCCGGATACCTGAAAGTCAACCAACCGAATTTGACGCCGGAACAGGCGGCGGACCTGAAATCGCGTTGGATGGTCCAGCATGGGGGAACCCAACGGTCCATCGCCGTCCTTAACGCGACGACGGAATTCCACCCGATCGCCCTGTCTCCTGTGGACGCCGAACTAGGCGCCGCCCGGGAGTGGGGACTCCGGGATATCGCCCTCGCGTTCGGCGTCCCGCCCTACATGTTGGGTATCCCGGGCGATTCCGCGACCTATGCCAACGTCGAATCCCGGATGATCGAGCTACGGACCTTTACCCTCCTACCGTGGATCCGCCGGATTGAATCGACGTTGGACGCGCAGCTCCCGCGCGGGACGTCGCTAAAGGTCGCGACGGACGCGACCCTCCGGGCGGACACGTTGACCCGTTATCAGGCGTATTCCGTGGGTCTCACGGGCGGATGGTTGACAGTGGACGAGATCCGGGCGATGGAAAATCGTCCGCCGCTACCGGTCCAGTCCACGACGAACCCGGCGGAGGAAACCCTCCCGCCGGTCGAACCTCCGGGCGAACCCGCGCCGCCGGAACCCTTACCGACGCCGGAAGAGATCGGGGCGACGCCGTGAACACGCTACCTATGGAAGTCCGCGCCGTGGATATGGACGAGAGGACCATTACCGGCGTATGCGTCCCTTACGACGAGATCACCTATCTAGTCCCGGACCCGTCCGGCGAACGCGTCATCCGTGGGGCCTTCACTAAGTCGTTGCGCCAACGGGCGGACCGGGTCCTCCTGTTCCGCGCCCACGATCACGCCCGCGCGGTCGCCCGGTCCCGGTCCTTCCAGGACGAGGACGCCGGACTCGTCGGCGTGTTCCACGCCCGGGCGTCCCTGATCGGGGACGAGGCGTTGGAAGAGGCGCGGGACGGTTACCTCCCGGGAATGTCGGTCGGGTTCCGCGCCGTCCAGGAGAGGCGCGGACAGGACGGCGTCCGCGAGGTCGTGGAGGCGTCGCTATTGGAGGTCTCCCTAGTGACGATCCCGGCGTATGACGGCGCCCGGGTCCTCTCGGTTCGGGACGCCCACTCCGGGCGGTCGTTCCCGCGTATCGAGCTGGACGAGGGTTACGTCACGATGCCGTGGTGGGCGAACTAATCGCGTCTCTCGCGACTTAGGCGCGATCTCGCGTCAAACTCTTGCGGATCTCTCCGCCGGGTCCTACCGTCCAGCTACGGACACCACTAAAGGACCGGACGCAAGCTAGACACGGCGTTCACTCCCCCGGTACTGGCCGGACCTAATCGGTTCGACGTATCGGAGTTGAGTACGAATGATTACCTACCTGCGGCGCCTCGTGGACGAACGGAACGCCCTTACCGGCGTCATGGAAACCATGACGAATAAGGCGGCGGAAGAGGACCGGGACCTCACGGAACACGAACGCGCCACCATTGCCAACTCACAGGCGCGTTGCGCGGAGCTGGACGAACAGATCACGGAACACAAGGCGCAGGCGGAATCGTCCCGGTCGTGGGCGGTTCTACAGGACAAGCTAGGCGAGCTGCAAACCGACCGGGAGACCTCGTCCACGAGGGCGACGCCCCGGGAACCGTCCCGCGACTCATGGGGCGAGTCGTTCGTAGGGTCGGCGGAATTCCGGTCCTACGCGGGCGTCGGTCACTCCGGGCGCGTGGATATGGGATCCCTGTTCGATCAGCGTGCGGCGATCGACACGCAATACGTCCACGTCCCGCCCTATGTGTTCGCCCCGGGCGCCTCGTGGACTATGACGACGCCTCTCCTGGACGCTATGGGAAAGCAACGCGTTTCGACCGGATCTATTGAGTGGTACACCTACCCGGGATCCTTCCCACTCGCGGCGGTCGTCGCGGAAGGCGCGTTGAAGCCGGAGGCGGACGTCACGCCGACCCTTCACACGGCGGCGTTGAACACTTACGCCCACTGGAAGGCGATTACGCGACAGGCGTTGGAGGACATTCCGCGTATTCAGTCGATCGTGGAGAATCAGCTACGCGGAGGTCTCTACCTGAAAATTGAGGCGGACGCCGCCGCCGCCCTGAACGCGGCGGTCCTTACCGCCGTGGACGGCGCGGGCGACCTACTCGCCGGAATCCGTATCGGTATCGGAACCGTCCAGTCTGCGGGTTACGCGAACCCGACAACGGTCCTCGTGAACCCGGCGGACTATGCGGCGATCGACATTAGCGTCATGGGGACCGCCGGTATCGCGCCACAGTCACAGTCAACGCTTTGGGGCGTTAAGGTGATCGCCGCCGCCGCCGTCCCGGTCGGGACCGCCTACGTTGGCGACTTCCAGAACGGACTAACCCTGTTCGACCGTGGGACTACCGCCGTCATGATGACGGATTCTCACGCGGATTACTTTATCCGGAACATGTTGCTAGTCCTCGCGGAGACCCGCGCCCTCCCGGCGGTTACCGAACCGCAGGCGTTGGTTATCCTCT